GGTGATTGTTTTTTTAACAGTTTTTCAGATGCTTCTTTTAGCTTTTTATCTAAACTTGACATTTATTTATCTCTTCTTTCAAACTCTTTAAGAATTAATTTCTTTTTTTCATCATCTGTTTGTTTTTGTGATTCCAATATTAGAGCGTTATTATCTAACTGATATAAATTATTAACATAATTAAATAGTTCTATTTTTGGAGTTACACTATCACCAAAATCATAGATAACATTTTCTGATTTAAGTCCAGACTGGACTGCTCTATTTGCATAGTAATCCATTATACCTTGTTGTGATCTATTAGATGAGTTATAGAAATTTAAAACTGTTCCAACTACATCAGCTCTTTGATCTGGCGTTAATAATTTACCCTCTTTAAAAGATTCTATTTTATTTTTATCAAATCCGAGTCTCGTAAGATAAGGTGCTGCCTGTTCAACTGTCTTAAATTCACTTTCTCTTACAACCGAACCTGGATCTAAGACTTTCATGGCACTAAATATAATTGCTAAATCTCCAAAAGGAGATGGGTTAATTGCAGACTCAAGAACTTTTCCCATAGAATCTCTTATGGTTATAAAGTCTTTAGAACCAGCTCTGTAATCGTCGCTTAATTTATCCGTTCTATTAAATATTTGGTCTTCACTTAATCCCATTGGATTATCTTCAGTAGTTTGAATAAATTTTGGGTCAACTATTTCTATACCACCAAATACTTTTTCTTGATCTCCGTCAATGTAGCGATAAAAACCATCACCAGCTTTTTCATATTTTCTGTCTGTTGCAGTCGGCAAATTAATACCAAGTTTGTCTTTTAATTCGTATGCTTGTCTGTACTTAGAACCTTCTGGTGTATTTAAGTAGGCCTCTATGCCTGCTTTTCTTTTAGCTTCATCTAACCTAGCTTGTTCTTCAGCTCTTCTATTAGCCAGTCTATTTGAATACAAAGCTACACCTTGAGTATTACCAGACTTGTTAGCATTAACCATACGAAGTGTATCGGCAAAGTTTTGTAGCTTTAAAGATTGTTCAGCTCTTTTTCTTTTAGCTTCTTCTTCAGCTTGTTTTGTTCTAGCATCAAAAATAGGACTTATATTTAAGCCAAGTGAGCCTGTAGGATTGTTGTTTATTCCTAATCCTGCTTGTTGTAGTAATCCCATTGGGTTATTAAAATCTCTTATTGCCATTATTTAAGTTCCTGATGGTGGAAAGAAGCCTCGGAACTGGTCATAGATGCTTACTGCATCACCAATTCTACCACCTATACCTTGCTTGTTAGTAGTTGTTTGACCTGCACCAGGATTCATTCCAAAGACTGAACTTGATAATAAACCAAGTTGTTGTGGGCCATAATTTAATGCTCTCGTAAACTCGTTGTAACCAGCATCCATTCCAGCTTGTTGTAGAGCTTGTGCTGATCTTCCTTGGCTACCAAGTAAACCTAAGTTTCTGTACTGGTCGCTTATTTGTCCACCTAATAAACCAGATTGGAATTGTCTGTTTTGCATATCTCTGCTCATATCTTGTCCAGCTAAACTTGTAGCTCTATCAAAGCCTTGTGAACGTAAGCTAGATGCAAGATTACCAGCTCTATCTGCAAAGTTTCTATTTGTTTCTGCTTCTAATAATGCTGAACGTGAACCACCAAATGCACCTCTGCCGATTGCTGCATCTTGGTCACTTTGTATTTGCATTTGTCTTGCTCGGTTTAAATCACCAAGTGAGTTATCAATGACTTGTTGTTGAAAAGGATTTTGGTATGCGCCTATATTTGCATCTAATAAACTTGGTGCTGATTGATTTGCTAAAGTATTAATTCTATCTCTTGGATTGAAACCCATAGATTGATTAAACAGCCCTCTTGTTGCATCAAATCCTTGTAATTGGTCTGGATTAAATCCAGCTACCCTAGGGCCAGTGTAAGGAACAAAAGGTTGGTTAGCTACACCTTTAGCTCTATTATATAAATCATCGTAACGAGCCTGTGTCGCTGGATCAGTATTTGTTACAGTTGTATCACCGCCACTTTTTGAGGCGCTGTATAAGCCTACTGCTGCTGGTATGATTGTTTCCATTCCCATAATTATAATTCCTTCTTGACTATATATTCTTGTTCAAAACCAAGATGTTTAAGTTTTCTTATCCAACCTTTACGACCACCGCCATAAAGATATTTACATTCACAATTTTTTGCAAATTCTTCGATGCTTGGAAACATATCTTCTAGTTCTTTGTAGTCTCCACCACACAAAAATAAATTTAAAACTCTGTATTTAGGAAACTCACCAAAGCTAGATATGTAAAAAGCATCCTTACTAGGCCATATATGAAACATTCCTTGGCCTATTTTTTCTTTAATATCACTTAGATTATACCTATCTTGGTGCTTTAATGCACGAATAATATGATGCTCTAACCTTTCAAACTCTACTTCCCAGTCTTCTTTAGACTGTTGTGGAGGTGGAGAGTGTTCCGTTGTCTGCGACACTAACCTTATATTTTGTTCCATTTGGACTCACCAATACTAACTCGGTAGCATCGCCACCATTTATTTGTATTCTTTCACCTTTGTTAAAAGTAATACCTGTTTGATATTCTACTTCTGATATTAAATAATTTAAGTAATTTGTATCAAAGCTTTCACCTGGTCTTGTAAGTGTTTTTCTTGCCACTATCTACGACCTCTGTTTCTTAAATCTAATCGTATATTACCAACCTGAAATTGTTGATTGGTTGTGCCAGTAACTTTCATACGAACTTGTCTGGCTGTAAATCTTGCATCGGTGTAACCATCACTATTAAAAGTAAAGTTACCAAAGTTTGTTTCTGCTCCGAGTGGTGTAAACCTTCCTGTAAAACTTATAGTTACACCAGGTAATGTATTTGCTTCTTCATCGGGTAGTATTTGATTACATTGCACATAGCTGTCACCGTTACCTATTTCGATAGGTCCTGATTGTGCGTAGGGTACTGCATCACCTAAATTTTCTGAATTGTTTAATGTTGTGCTATCGTGCTGATAAACATTACCAAGTGAATCACATGCAATCGGATAATCGAAGACACCTTGATCTATCCAACATCCTCTATCCATTTGACCTATTGACCAAACATTATCAACATAATTCCATATCACATATTTGTTTGGTGTTTGCTGTGAGTCTCCTGTTGGGAAAAACCACCATATCTCATTAAAGTTAGAGTTATGACCACCGCAAGAAATACGTCTATATTGATATGTAAGATTATCAAAAACGGTATCACTTACATCACACTTAATTTCTTTAACCGAACCATCAAATACAAAGAAAGAGTTTTCACCCATCCATGCTAAGAAGTTACCAGCAGTAACAGTTGTTCTTGGACTTACAGCTTTACAGTTAGTACCAGCATCTTGTATGCCGTATATAAAAGGAGAGCCTGTGTAATACATTCTTGCAATACCTGTATCGGTAAAGATGATGACATCTGTTTGCCATTTAATAGCACTTAATGCTGTACCGCCTGTTGGTATTTGTAAATCACCAGCAGTGTTCGTTGCTGCGGCTGTCCATGTAGTGCTTGATTCTCTGGATGACCATTGTACCTTTCTTGGGTCTCCCCCTGCTCCTAGAGCCACGACATGACGTTCATTGGTTACTAAAATACTAGAACAGTTAATAGGAGAATTTGTTAGTTGCACTCCTATTGCGGAAGGTGAAGATGGCGACCATTTATAAATCTTGCCATCACTTGCACAGCAGAAAAGTAAGTCTTCACCGAAGTTATCAAAGGACCATGATTTAGAATCAAAGAATAATCCAGACTGTGACCTGGCATCACCGTAATCTTCTACATCATAGTGATATGCACCATAGCCAAGTGGGTCTTGTGATTGATCGGAAACAAAACCAGAAGGAGTTATGTCATACCAAGTTCCGTCATGGTTAACAAAAATCTTTTGTCTTGTTCCTACTGCTAAAACTTTTTTATTAGAATTAGTAATGTACGCAAACATTCCTGTAGGTGTACCTGTTAAAGCTGTATCTCTTATTTTTTCCCAACCACCAATAGGTCGTAAATAACCATTTTGAAAACGAACTAAATCGCTGTCAACCCAGCGACCTTTGTTACTGTAATCAGTTCCGTTAGTTGCAACACCAGCGGGAGGGGTGACTGGCAACAATGGCATATTAATTCTCCAATGCGTTAACTTTTTCTTCTAAAGTTTCTATACGTTCCATACTTTCTTGTAAGGCCTTGATCGCTTTCATATATAGTACAGAATATTTTACTGCTTTTACTTTTTGTCCTTGAGTAAATACACCTTCCTCATCAATACTTCCAAAGTCTGAATGTAATTTAACATCTTGTGCTGTTGAATCACTTTCTAAAACTAAACCACTCATGCCTGATGCTTCTAATTCTTGTGAAACAACACCTATTTGAGATTGTGCATTTTCTCCATCTAAAGCAACATCACATTTTAATTTATATTTTCTTACTTTTAATGCTTTAATATCTTCCCATTGAGAACTAGCATCTGTTATATCTTGTTTGGTTCTTTCATCTGAAATACCACCATAACTATTAGGTGCATTTTGAACAGCACCACTATCTATAACTTGCATTTTTACATTATCAGAATTAACACAATAGAAAAATCTGTAACTGTTATTAGCTGTGAATCTATTTACAGCAGACTGAAGATTGTTAGCACTAAAAGAAGATCCAGTATTATGAAAATAACCAGAGGTACCAGTAGTAGCTACATTAAATTTAGCAGTAGTAGCTGTTGAACCTATAGAAACATCACCAGATGAATTAAGACGCATTGTTTCATTTGAACCAAAATTACGTGTGAAAATAGTAGAGCCTGTGTTTGTTTGTATAATTAAGTTAGCACTACCACCAGTATAAATAGACTTAGTAGAAGTTCCAAAATATAAATTTCCTTCACAATGAAGCTTATCAGCAGGAGCATTCGTCCCAATACCAACATTTCCAGATGAATCTAATCTGAGTTTTTCACTACCTGCTACTCTAACTACAAAAGGAGCAACATTTGATGAAGCGGTAGTATCTAATCCAAAAACACCATCATCATCATCGAGAAAGAACTTAACCCTTCTATTATGTGTGCCTTCCATTACATTTAACGTGAGAGCTACTTCATCATTGTTTGTTGTTGAGCCAACTACAAGATTTTTATTTACCGTCCCTTGTGTAGTGGCATTAGTAGTTCCTACTAGAACAACCCCACTACTATTAATTGTCATAGCAGTAGATGTGGCATTATCATCAATACCTGTAGATGTAAAAGCTGTAAATGTTCCTGCAGCAGGAGTTGTGCCACCAATGACAGAACTATCAATAACTGCTCCGTCTAGGTTTAATGCTATTGAAGTACCATTAGAAGCAAAGATAGCATCAAGTGTATCGAGGTCAGCGTTTAGCTTTGTTCCCCAGGTATTAGTAGATGCGCCTACTTCTGGTTTGGTTAAATTTAAATTTGTTGTAAATGTGTCTGCCATAATATTCTACTTTGTTAATTTGGACTTGATCCAATCAATCCATTCTGGTTTCTTTTTATTTATTATAAAGTATATTATGCCAATTATGATAACAACTTGAAAAAGTGTTTCCATCTACTCGCCTATAGTTTTTGTTTCAGTCGTAGGTGTTATCTCTTCAGTAATCTTAGAGTCTAAAGAAGTTTTTAAATTAGCTACTTCCTCTTCACCCATATTACCTTCAACCCAACCAGTAACTATTTCATTAGTTAAGTCATCAAAAGGTTTAAAGTCTGTACCGACATCTTCTAATGATAATGATTGAGTGCCATAAACACTAGCGGTGTATGGTACTTCTTGACCATCTACTTCGTGTGTTTCACTACTTGTTGCGTTAAGTCTCCAGTGGACGTTATAAACTGTGTCTGTGTGATCCTCGTATTCTGGGTACACGTCTACTGTTTTACAGTCCCATTCGTATGTATTTGCCATCTTGTTCTCCTATAAAGTTGTTATTATGAAAGCTAGGAGTTCATTATACCTTACTCCGAGCCTAGTTTGCTCTACTCCGTTATCATCTTCCCAAGTGCTAGATATAAACATACCATAATCACCTGCATCAAGTCCTTCTGCTGTAAATGCATCTTGTAAGTCTTGAGCTATAACTCCGAAGTGTAATCTAGCATCATCGCCTTTTTCTGCTACTGCATCCTTCCATCTGAATCTTCTTATCAAACCTTTACATGCTGTAGCAACTCTTTGCTCTGCATCTGTTAAGGCTTGTATGTCTTGCTTTTCGTTTTCATCAGAAGTTTGTATAGTTCCATTGGTTGCGTAAATATCATCAAATCTTGCACCTACAGAACCTAAATCAACCACATTATCAAGAGTAGAGCCATTTCCTCTGCATGGTTGTATGTTTGTAACTTGATAATCTATAAATCTAAGACCAACACCTGCACTACTTGTAGTACCACTTGCAATATACATATCATTACCAGTAGCACTATTTATACCAATATTACCTTTAGTAGTTCCACCAATTTGAACTGCTATGATTTGCCCTGTATCAGATTGACTATCATTTGCTGTTAATACTGGATTAAATGTTTCGGTTTTAAAGAAGTTAAATACACCATCACCTGTTGCTGTTATAGAAGCTGATGCAATATTACCATTAGGATAAATAGTTGTAGCACCAGTTTCACCTGCTGTTGTACCGCCAACAATTAAGCGACCTGATGAGTCTATTCTCATGCGTTCAGAACTATTAGTATCAAAAATTAAAGGATGATTACTATAAGTTCCAATATTTGCTGTGGAGTTCTGAGCATAAGCCAGAAGATTACAATTATTAGTAGTGTCTTTTAAATCAAGAGTAGGTGATGAATCACCATGAGCTTTAATATTATTTGAAAGGTAGAGGTCTTTGAATCTTGCACCTGATGAACCCAAATCAATAACTGCATCTGTAGTTGTTGGTGTTTCTGCATTATATGGAAGAATACGATTAACAGTGTCATCAAAACGCAACCCTGATGCGTTGCCTATATATAACATACTTGATGCAGTACCAATACTTCCAACTGTTGCTGAGTCCTTTCTAAAATCAATAATAGTTCCGTCTGATGTAAGCCTGTTTAAGTTAAAACATTCACCACCATCTCTTGTTACGTTAGAAAATCCATTTGCACTAAATCTAGCACCTGCAACTCCTGTAGAGCTACTAGTCTTACCAACCAACAGATTGCCTGATGAGTCTATTCTCATTCGTTCTGCATTATTAGAATCAAACATTAGTGCATTTGTACTGTTACTATACGCCATACCACCCATGGAATTGTCTGCGGTATCACCAAAAATTAAATAACCCTCGCCTGTTGCTGATGTTATAATACGCAATCCCGTACTGTTTCCTGTCGTGCTTATACTAGCATCACCTACAACAGTTAGCTTTTCGCTTGGCGAACTTGTCCCGATGCCAACATTACCATCAGGATTTATTCTTAAATGCTCCGCATCTGTTTCACCAAATACAATTGGGTCTCCGACTGTTGATCTAAATTGGAAACCACCACCATTATAGTTAATATAACCTTTGTCTGTGTTTGCACTTCTCTCAATAACCAACCCTTGAGCTAAACTATTATCTACAGAAGTTTTTATGTGTAAATTAGAAGATGGCGAAGTCGTACCTATACCAACATTGCCTGATGTATTAATGACTAAATGATTTGCAGTTATAGAGTCGTTAGATAAGAAAACATTGCCTGTGTTTTTATCAGAACCCAAATATGCTGAGTAGCTACCGCCTGAACTAACTTGCTGTCTAATTTTTATAGCGTTGCGATTATTTGCTGTGTAATCAGTATTATCAAACTCTGCTGAAATTATGTTACCAGCTGTTGTTTGTTGAACATCTAGCTTAGAACTTGGCGAACTTGTACCAATTCCAACATTTCCTGATGAGTCAATACGCATTCTTTCTGAGCCATTTGCAGTAAAACGTATACGTCTACCTGAGTCTAAAAATAAATCAGCACCAGCATTAGTGTTTTTAAAGAAAGCATCTCCACCTGCACCTTCATACAAACTAGTCGTGCTTCCAAAGTAACCTGTTCCTGAAAGGTAGAGGTCTTTGAAGCGACCACCTGAGTAACCTAAGTCTACTAAGCCACTAGTTATAGCACCTGTAGTTACGTTTTCAGGCTGTATTCTGTTTGAGCCTGAATTAAACATAAGACCTACATCACCTGTACCCATTGTTAAGTATGTTGCTCTAGTACCAATACTTCCAACTTT